TTCGGCCTAATTTGTTCGATTGCCCTAGCGAACTCGGACCATAGGCCGCTTCGGGTTCCGTCTTGTAGCCCGGCGCGCTTGCCAGCCAAAGACAAGTCTTGGCATGGAAAACCGCCGGTAAGAATGTCTACCTGCTCCACTTGGGAGAAGTTCACCTTAGAAACGTCGCGGTAGTTCGGTACGCCTGGGAAATGCTTTTCCAGAATCTTGGAAGGCGCGTCGTCCCATTCGCAATGCCAAGCAACTTCGGCATTTAGAACTTCGGCTACGGCTAGGTCTAAGCCTCCGTATCCGGAAAACAAACTACCGATCCGCAAGTTGTTCCCGTGCCTTCATGTCTTCAAAAGCAACCCGAGCGGCGTAGTCTCTTGCTCCGCCAACCCAGCGTCCGGCGTTGAAGTAAAGCTTCTTTAGGTCCTCCACGCGCTGGACCTTTTTGGCCTTCGCTAACTGGACTTGCCCAAAGTCTTGTAATGACTTTTCGTTTAGCGTTTCGTCGCCGTCAATTAGTAACGCGCGTTCTCTCATGTACCTAGCCAGTTCGTTGGCTTTCATGTCTACCCCTAGATAAGAAATTGTGGCGGTTGGCTCGGAAGCTTCTCGCCCTTTTCCGTGAGTATAAACCAAGCTCCTAGGCCCTTGTCAAATAACGGCGTGTCGAAGCCGTCCCAAGATCCTAGTTTGTGGCCCATGTCTCTAGCTTGCGAAGCCACCGAAGCCGTCGCTTCCATAGCCAAGTTATACCCGGCACAAACCCGAATAAGGTTGTCGGCGCGATCTAGCTTCGTACTGCCACCCATGCCACGATTACGGCGGTGATGAATGACTAGGCCCGACTCTATACCGCAATGCCAACACCAAGAATCGCGAGCTAGGACCTTTTGCACGACTTTAGAATTCATTCCTAAAGTCTAGTTTCAACATTTATTAGTTTCGCTTGGGTTGCTACGGCCATTAGCGCGCTCTCTAAGCCCTTTATCTTTACCTTCACCCGGTTAGCTTCGGCACGGCGTAAATCACGCTGTAAACGCGCGTCGGCAGCGTCTAAACGTGCCATAGCGGTTCGGTCGGCAACCGTGCCTTGATACTTGATAAAGGCGCGCTGCTCGATTAGGTCCAATTCGTGTTCGGCTTCGGCCAATGCGATTTCGGCCGTGAACAACGCTTCAGCTCCGCGGCGACTTTCCTGGGTTAGCTCCGCCAGTTCCTTTATTAGTTCCGAAGGTGTCATAAAGTGCCTCTAGGTGGAATAGTAATTCGCGCGACCAAAACTTAGCTTCGTTTTCCTGTTTTAGTTTCCGCGCCAGTAGTACCGCTTCTTCCAGCTCCGCTATCTTGGCTTCCAGAATCAAGTTTTTTAGCAATGTCCTTTAGCCTCTCTAGCACTTCGGCCGGTGCGCCGTTGGCGTGTGCCTTCGTGTAAAGTTTACGCAATTCTAGGACGTCCGTAATTGACTTCGCTTCTTCCAGATAATCGACCTGGAGACGCTGGACCTTTTCCATTTCCTCCCGGCTTGGACGCGGTGCGGCTACGCCTTTTTTAGATCCGCTGTAAAGGTAGTTGGCCAACATTCGACCGATTGCCGAAGTCTCGCAACGCTCTAACGCAAATTCGTCTTTGTTTGCTTCGCTTGCCCAACCGGTTGTCTTGGCTAGATCTAGCGATTGGTCGCCAGCGCTTAGATAAAGCCGCGCTTCAATAATCCAAGTCGTGCCGTCGTAGGTATGGTTATTAGTCACAATACGCGCGTCGGCGTTGTCTGGGTCGCTCCAGAATGCCCTTAGACGCTCCTCTACGGTTGCGTAGGTACTTAGGTCGAACCTAGCCATTATCTTCTTCTTCCTCTACGATTAGCCACTTGTCTTCGCCAATGTCAAAACTGACGTAAAATTCTTCGATAAAGATTTCCTTTAGGTCGCCGTCCTTGTTCACGCGCCAACCCTGGACCATTCCCCGAACCGAAGTCGTGTCTTTTACGATTTCGACGTAGTCCCCAATTTCGACCTGCATGTTATTTCCTAACTACTAAAAAGGGCTTGCCATGTCCCCGGGCTTGGCGTGACGCTATCCTTATTGGTTTTCCGTCTACTTCAACGTAGGCATGTTTGGCAGAACCCATAAGAAACATTACTTCGGACTTTTGCCTTAGCAAGTTAGCCTCGGCTTCGTCGTAGGCTTTTTGCGCTAGTGGCAGTAGGTAGCCGTCCGCAATTTCCACTTCTTCGTCGGTTATGTCTGGGTGTTGCTCCCGAACCGCTTCAAAAGTCGATTGTGAACCGTCCCACGCCGGCGGTGTCTCGGTTTGTAGGCAGCGCCAGAACTCACTAGCTGCGATCCGTTGGTTCTCAATGCGGAAGTCGTCCCGGTCGATTTCGTACTCGGTCCAGTCCATGCCGACAAGTGCGACCAAGATACCGCGCTTTAGGTGTAACACGTCTAGGTAGTGTTGCACTTGCGCTTCGTAAGCTGGCGGAAGCTCGGGCCAATAGTTGCGTGAAGTCTTTACTTCGATAACTACCCATTCGCCAGTTTCTTTATGCTTGGCAAGCGCGTCCGGGTTTGCGTGTAGATACGGAATCTTGGCGTGTTGGTAAGTGCCGGTGGTAAATACTTCGTACTCCGGGTGGATTTCTGCCCATAGATCTAGAATCGGCTGCTCTAGCGCGTTGCCAATCTTTACGGCCATAGACGTTAGCGGTGGATTCGGGATTAGCTCTAGGCGCTTGCAATACAACGCGTAGGCGCTGGCCCATTGGTTCAAACCGAGTAACGTACCGATTTCGCTACCGCCTATTCCGTGCGTCCTGGCTTCGTGCCATTCGTCGGTCCCGTTTTCAAACACGCCAAGCAATTTAGCGCCGTTGAAATTGTCCGGTGCAAATAAGTCCATAAGTCCCTAACTCCCAATAAGGTAAATCTATGGCCGGGTACAGACATTTTGATTCTGATTATGAGAATTTTCTATGGGAGATTCATAAAGTCGGCGGCGTACCGTGCGAGACGAACCCGAAATACTTCTTTCCGGAAGACTTTCCCGACGCCGATACGCGGCGTGTCGCGGTCAAAATTGCTAAGTCGCTATGTGCGGAATGCCCAATAAAGCAAAAGTGTTTTACTTACGCAATCGAATCGAACCAACGCTACGGTATTTGGGCCGGAACCCTACCGAGCGAACGCTAAGCTACGTCGTCTTTAGCTTTAGGGTCGTATTCGTCTACGTCCCAGTCGTCAAACTCTACGTCGTCCCAATCGAAGTCGCCGTCTTTGTTTACCTCTAGCGCGTCTTTTAGTTTTTCGTTGTCTTCGGCGGCCTTAGAAACGGCAGCGCGGAACGCATTAGATACAGACTGCTCGGTTAGTTCCCCGGACCAAGCAATACTTACGCCGATCATAGTTGCCACAACCGCGAACGAACTTAGAATCCCCACTAGGGTCCCGAATAGCCAGTCGCCAGCGATTGCACCAATAGCCGTACCGCCAAACGCGGTAGCCATAGTTAGGCCAATTGAGCGAATAAGAATTTGCTTTACGGTTTCTTTCATTTGTTCGCCTTTACGAATGCAATCGGGTCCTCTTTTACGGACGTCGGGCCGAAAATCCCTTTTACTTCACGCGAAACGGTGAGATGAAGGTGAGGACCGCTTGAAGCTCCACCGCTTGAACCAACTAGGCCGATAGTCTCGCCGGCCTTTACCTTGGTTCCAATTGCTAGTCCTGGCTTTTGCAAGTGAGAGTAGCCAATGTAAGCCAACTTCTTTTGCTTGTCCATAATTCGCAATACGACAACGTGGCCCAAGACTTTGGATTCTTGGTTGAGAACGATAGTTCCGTTGGCCAGCGCTGGGATTGGCGTACCGATTGGCATAGCAAAATCTAGGCCGGAGTGCGGTTGCATTCCCCTAGCTTTGCGGAACTCGGAGAGTGTGCCGAACCGCCCGGTTATCTTTGAGTGGTGAAATGGCAGCTTCATAGGTACAAGTCTAAAGCAAGCGCAACACGGCAGCGACGACGCCAGCTAGGACCGCGGCAAACATTCCGTAAGCAAGTCCAGCGATTACCTTTAGGCGCGCTAGTTCGTTCTCAATTGTTGCAACCTTGTCCGGGAGTGCCTTCATGTTGCGAAGCTCGGTGACGGCCTCTATCTGGATAGCCTTTACCTCTAATAGCTCGGCGTAAACCTGCGCGTTGGTAATGCGAATAGTGTTGTTTTCGTCGGCCATGGAACTATTTTACTTGGCTATAGTTCAATCGGAAATTCGATAGCTTCCCAGTCGCCTACTTCTTCGTTCCATGCGTACATAAGATCGCCGTCTGGGTAAGGGATTGGCGCTACCCAGTTGCAAGTTTCTGGGTCCAGAACCCAAGAATCGAACGGCTTAGGTGGAATAAAAGCGTCTAGGACGACGTGATAGGTATAACCGATACCAGCGTAATTCTTCCGAATGTTGCCGTTATAGGACGTGCGAACGCAACGCTGGCCACGGAACTCCGCGTACCATTCTTCCGGCGACTTGCCTTCGATAACTTCGTTTTCGTCAATGCCGACGATTACTTCGGTGACAACGTTGTTATCGTCCAAGAATGCGTAGTGTGCCATTATGTCCTCCTAAAAGATGATGTTACCAGCGCCAGCGGTAAAGGTGTAGTAGTGATAAGTGCCGTCGTTGCTATAAGTAAATGTAAGCCCCGGTGCAATACGGTCGATAATTCGCGCCAAAGCTGAATAGCGCAAGATAACAATTCCAGAGCCTCCAGCGCCAGCCGGTTCGTTGTAAAAACCAATTCCCGAAATGTTGTAGTAAGAACCGCCGCCGCCGCCGCCGCCAGTATTTATCGCACCGGGAGAAGCTGAAACTCCAGCGTCATTTCTGTTATTTGTTGATCCATTACCACCGCCGCCAGAACCCCCCGGGCTATTACCTGCTGCACCACCGCGAGCGCCACCGCCACCGCCTCCGCGCATGATTGAAGTTCCAGTAATTGTCGTTGAAATTCCGTCACCGCCAAATCCAACGCCATTAGTTCCGCCAGCTTCTCCAGCACCGCCACCGCCACCAGTTATAAATGTGGACGGGTAGTTACCGCCAGCACCACCACCAGAACCGCCTTCAAACCCCTGGTTAGCAGTTCCAGCGCCTGGAAGTGAAGAAGGATCGGACCAGCCTCCACCGCCGGAACCGCCGTCTCCACCGTTTTGAATTAAGTTTCTGCGAGCGCCATAACCGCCGCCAACCGCAATTACGTCTGCAAATCTTGAATTTGTTCCTTGGGAATTACTAGCTCCTCCAGCGCCGACTATTACAGAAACTTCTTGGCCACCAATAAATCGTATTTGGTTTAGGGCTGGGCCTCCGCCTCCCGAGGCGTCTACGCTGGAAACAATGCCGCCACCGCCGCCACCGCCACCGTCCATAGAAAAATTAGCAGCTCCCGTATCGTAACCTCCAGCACCGCCACCGGCCACAACTAAGTAATCGACAATAACCGGTTGGCCACCTTGAAGTGCATAAAGCGGAATCATGCCGATACTTGTCCGATTACTCGGTATTCGTTAGCGCCAGTTTTTAGAACGCTGGCAGCAGCGTAAGAAGTGTGGATAAAGAAGACAACGCTGCCACCGGCAGTACCTCCGCCAGCAAACGAACTTACTCCGGTGCCAGCCGCAATAAACACGGTTCCGGCAGTATTCCTAATGATGTCGATACGGTCGCCAATAGCAGTCGCTACGTCGGGAATTGTCACGGTTGCCGAAGAAGTAAAGTTTAGAACGGTGTTTACGTCGCTGGCCGTGGCCGTGTAGTTGGCGCTTTTGTTCTGCATAGTCGTCGAAATGAATTCGGCTTTTACGTCACCAAAGGCAGCTTGCGCGGTTCCATTAGAAACGTAGGCTTGGCCAACGGTTCCGCCTTCGATTGGCGTAATCAAGTCCACCCATGCCGCGCCGTCGTAATACTGATAGGCATTTTCAGATTCGTTCCAGCTAAGCATTCCTTCGGTCGGAACTACTACGGCAGTTGATCGCACGGCGTTGGACGGAAACACCATTACGGTTTGGTCCTGTAGGTATGACTGGACGTTATTGGCGGTAATTACTTCGCCGGGTGTCCATGTTCTGTATCCGCTCATAGTTTCCTAACCTCTTGTCAATTCTAACGCTTGGCCATAGCTGGCTAATCTACTTGGGCTTTTGTGTACCTAACAATTACTAGCCCGGAACCTCCAGCGGCCGCACCTGCTCCGCTAGCGGTATCGGCTCCACCTCCAGAACCAGTATTAGTAGTTCCTGCTACTGGGTTGCCGCCTCCAGCGTCTCCAGAACCACCGCCGCCCGAACCTCCAGCGCCCGGCGTTCCCGAAACGACACCACCACCGCCACCGCCAGCATAAAACCCAGAAACTCCGGTTGAAGTTGCGGTTGCCCAACTGGACCAAGTGTTGAGTCCAGCGCCACCGTTAGAACCTGGGCTTACTGCTCCGTCGGTTGGTGTTGAAACTCCGACCGCTCCAGAACCGCCACCGCCACCGCCTCGGAATGAATTAGAACCGCCGCGGTATCCAGTACCACCGTTGTTTCCGTAACCTGTAGCTCCACCCGTAGATCCTTGGTTGGCAGAACCAGCCGCTCCGGTGTTACCGCTGCTAAGTCCCATTGGACCACCGCCGCCCGAACCTCCAGCTACTCCAGCGTCTAAGACTGGACCGGGACGCCAAGAACCACCGCCACCGCCGCCATTTGAAGTAATGCTTCCAAAAACCGAATTGCTACCATTACCGCCAACTTGCGGAACCGCACCAAAGGCAGCTCCTCCAGCGCCCACGGTAACGCCTGTAGTGCCAATTGCAACCGTTCCGGCAGCTAGATAAGAAACTCCACCGGCTCCACCGCCACCACCATAGTAAGAACCTCCAGCGCCACCGCCAGCAATTACCAAAAGGTCGGCGGTAAGTGCGGCGTTACTTACTACTAAGTTATTTGTAGCAGTAAAAACTCGGTAGTAAAAGGTTGCGTCGGAAAAAAGTGTTCCGCCAGTCACTACGGGCTTAGACGCTCCTTGTAGTGATCCGATAAGCCCGGCAATTGCGCCGCCCATTAGGTAAGTCCGTTGCCCGAAATGTACCATTCTGTAGCAGCAACTTTTACGGCCGTGGCCATGCCGTGCGGCGCTAGGGTCCTAGAACCTGTAGTACCTGCTCCAGCTAGTCGCAGAGTGTCGGTCGTAATTGCAATGGTTGTAGTTGCTCCGGTTCCAGAAACGAAAACAATGCTTGTACCAATTTCGTAAGGTACTGATCCATTAGCTGGAATAGTTACGGTTCGGGTTGTAGTTGTATAGACAAGTTCCCCAGCGTCTCCGGCTACTAGCGTATAAGCGCCGCTTGCACCTGCTCCGCTGGCTGGAATTCCCTTGAAGCCCAAAGCGTTGGCTCCGTTTGCCGCGGTTGAACTTGCGGAAGCGTTACCGCTAACTACTCCAGTAAACGTCGGGTTGCTAATACTTGGGCTAGTTGCGAAAACTAAGGCCCCGGAACCAGTTTCGTCGGTTACGGCCGTCGCTAAGTTTGCCGAAGTTGGAGTTGTAAGGAATGTGCCGACGGCAGTACCTAGGTTGTTTATTTGTGCCACCGGAATGCTTATGGCAGACAAGTTTACGTTTAGGGTTACGTCTCCGGAAGTTCCGCCACCTGTAAGCGCGGTTCCAGCGGTAACGCCAGTAATGTCGCCTGGGTTAGATACGTTCGCCCAAGCCGTTCCGTAAACCTGTAGGGCCGAAGTGTCCTCTAGGTAAGAAACCATACCTTGGGCTACGGCAGTACCAAGCGCGGACGTGCGCGCGGTTGCGTTGGCGTAAACCTGTACAACTTGATCCTGTACATAGGTTTGGAAGTCGTCGGCGTCTACTACTTCGCCAATCTGCCATGCTTTCCAGCCGGTCATTTATTCTCCTAGTACCCTAAAGCGTTACCAATGGATAGCCTACCAAACACTAAATCGGAGAGTCTCCAGAAATAGTATTCGGTCGTGGCAAGCCCTAGGGTTACGCGGTGTGAT